CCAGGTGCTACTGGGATGAACTTTACAGACTTTAAGCTATTCGCTAAAAATGATTCTGATACTTTTGTTTCTTCAGAACCAGTACAACAAATAGTAACATTAACTAAAGCTGAATACGCGGGTATAACCCCAGACGCTTATACATTTTATATAATAATACCTTAATATGGCAGTAGAATTAGGAAGCTCTTCAAGTGATTTGGATTTCAAGGTGGGTGATTCCCAGGTACAAGAATTGTGGATGGGAGACCAGAAGGTTTGGCCTCCGTCTCAGCAGGTTTTAATAGAAAGGTTTGACGTAAATGTTAACTCTAATGGGCAAAGATACACTTTAGAGAATACGCTAGCTGATATAGATAAAGCATTTGTTAGACTTGTTGGCTCGTCAGATGGAGCTGGAGGTGGTTCTATAGGAGATACAGGTACAGAAGGGCCAGATACAATTGGGGTAGCTGTAGTAATAACATCTACAACTGAACTTACTTTCTATACAGCAAATACCATAAACAAAAAGATATCAGGTGAAGTATGGAGATATGTTGGTCCTGTTGGAGGTTTTTATGAGTTTATCTCTAGGGGAAGAAGTAAAGTAACCCTTACATCTACAGATAAATCTAGCTCAACCTCTATATCTGGCGTATCTAATATGAATGATGTCATTCCTCTATACAATGGATTTTCTACAAATGAAACTTCTTTTACAAGATATAACGGAACAACTTTAGGTTTATCAGTATCTTCTGGAGGTACTATAACATTTAGTAGAAATAACTCTAATATAACTACAACTATAGATGCATACTATGAAGCTGTAGAATTTATAGGTTCTGGTTGGTCTGTAGGACATGCTATATCTACCTCTCACTCTTCTGCAGGTACTACTGGGGTTGTGGTGGATATAAATGAAAGTATTACAGGTACCGGGGGTTCTACTTTCGCTTTATCTAGTTGGGACCATGGTATGATTATGGCTGCCACTATGCAAGGAGACTCTACAAAATCAGAGGTTCCTAATTGTATGATTCTAGTAGAACCTGACATATCTACATCTAAAGTAAATATAGCTTTCGCAGATGCATCAGCATCTAATGATGGATCAGCATTTGTTCATATTCTTGGATGCGATGCTATGGAAGTACACAGGGTGGTAAACACTAACTTTCCTGAGGGTAACAATACTTATACTTCTACTTCACCTCCAGCAGGTATGGATAGCTCTATAAATACAAACGAGATAGCTCTCGAATGGTTTCCTGGTTCTTCAGGAATGAACTCACTACATCCTAGAGGTAGACTATTAGGTCTTATAGGGCTTACTCCCCAAGGAGGGGAATTACTATCTAACCAAGATCTAAGAACTTGGGTCGCAAGGAATGGGGATGTCGTTACTACCAAATATGGTTACGTGGATCTTTCTGGACTTTCGGTTTAAATCTTCTCTAGTATACTATTAACATTTATACCCTCAAATTCTTCAAGTAGTCTAATGAGCTCTATAGTTAAATCTGCAGCTCTAAGTGGTTCTTCTCTTATATTCCTTTTCTCTCCCCAAAGGTGATTTAAACTATCCATTATATTCTCTAGGTTATCCTCTTCTTTTCTTATGAATTGATTTCTCCTAGTATCCCATATATTCTCTATATAAAGACCATAGGAAATGCCCCTATCTAATAGGAATAAACCTAGAGAAGCTTGCTCTACATCTATCATAGAATACCTATCATCCCATAACATTCTAAGAGCTTCTGAAGCATAGGATCTTCTTATCTCTTTATTCTTCCATAGATTAAATGCACAGTTAATAGCAAGTTTAGAATTATGGGAATAAACATCTGTAGTTTCTTCGTGGAAAAATCCACATACTTCTTCGGCTAAAAAACTTTCTGCGTAAGCGTTAGTTATAAGAAGGTCGGTATCTATAAATATACATTCTTCTAAATCGCACTGAAGCTGGGCTAGTAACTTAGATGTAGCGAAGTATTTCTTCTGATCTACACCCTCTATTAAACTTTCGTCTAATTTATGTACCTCATCATACATCTGAAGAACCCCTATAGATTCATAAAAGTCGTGGGCCTCTTCACAACAATAGAGATGTATAGGACCAAAGTTGTTCTGATATAATTTTAGGGATGCTATCTGTAGTAGAATCTCCCAGCTCTTTCTGGGTTCTGTTCTAACCTTATCCGATACTACGTGAATCCCCGTTATCATCTTTCTTTGGTTCAGTTTTTTTGGGCTTTCTAGTTCTTTTAGCCTTAGGTTTAGGTTTAACCTCTTCTGTCTTATCTTCTTCCCTTAGTCCAAGACTAATCTCTAGACCTTTCTTCTTCTCTTCTATTTCGTGAGAATTAAATTTGAACTGTCCGTAATCTCTAACCCTAGGAGATCTACCAATTGATATAATATCTTTAACCCATACCATTAGGTCTGATTCGTCTTTAGCATCCCTAGTAGCTCTCTGCTTTAGTTCCTGTAACATGATCTGGGAGTTTTTATTAGATGTTATTACAAATTTGTCTTCTCCTGTTCTAGGGTCATATAGTAAATAAAATGATGTGTATTGCATAATTGAGTTTTTATTCATCTATATATCAAATCGAAAAAAAGCGTTTTTTTGCTAATGATATATAATTAAAGATTACAAAAATGACCCATAAAGAAACTTACTTTGATTTAAGTTACCCAATCCCAAAAAAATCTAAAGAAAGATTCAATCATCCAAGGATGAATTTTATACAAGCAGACTCAGAAGGAAACCTTTATGATATAGGAGGAAGTCATGAATTTAGGATAAAGGATAATCCAGACAAAAAAATGAGGACCTCTGTAATTGGTAGCGATATTATTAAATATTATATAAGAGGAGAAGGTCCAATAAGTTATAGATATGCTGGAGTAAAAAATTTAAATAGAGTTTTATATGAATGTTACAAAGGTAGAGATTTAGGTAATCATCACATAAGATTCAAGAATTATAACTGTAGAGATATTAGTAAGGAAAATCTTATAACATGTTTAGATTTAGACATGGTAAAATATAAAAAGGAATTTAACAATTTCATTTACCGTAGTGCTATTGAAGGGATCAGAAGAATGAGGGATCAATTTATCCCAGAGGCATTCGAAAGAAAGGATATGAGGTTAATAGAGGATTTTATGATAGCTTCTCTATACCCTAGAGAAATTCAAAAGGGAATTAAAAAAGAACTTAAATCCAGATTTGACTAATCAAGAGTATTCACTTATTAAGGAAATATGTAACAACATATGCAGACAGGAGAATTTAGTGAAGGACCTTGAACAAGAAGTGGCACTAATATTTCTAGAACTACCGGAGGATAAAAGGACCAAAGTTAGAGGGTATTTTAAATTCTGGGTTGTTAGAGTAGTTTCTAATTTATGGAGATCCAACACTTCCCCTTTCTGGACTAAGTATCGTAGTGACATTCTAATGGATCCTAATGATGCCTTTTTCTTGTCGGAGGACCCTATAGAAATTGACGATTCTCCTTCTCCTTATGATATACTTGATAATCTAGTAGAATCTCTCTATCCATCAGATAAGAACGTATATGTAGATTATTACAAAAAGGGTTTAACTATCATACAAATAACTCATAAGTACGATTGCGAGAAATCCTACATTTGGTCTGTACTAGATAGAATACGTTCATCATTTAAAAGGAGAACCGATTGGATCCAAAAAGAACCAGAATCATTTAGCTCTATACTTTGCCCAATTCTAGAGAGAAGTCTTAGGAGAAGGCCACTAAGAGTTTCAGAGAGACAGATAATACTAGATGTTAACAACCATCTGGGTAGAGAGTTAAGGAATAATATCCAGGATAGGAAAGAAATATCTGATATCCTAAAGGAACTCCAGATCGAGCTTGATCTTATGTGTGGAGTTCCCATTCGTTAGATTTTTGTTAAACCCTAAATAGACCCCCGGAACTAAACGGGAGTTTGCATATATAAGAATAAACAATTTAAATTATGAACGAAGAATACAGACAAATTACCTTAAAAGGTTTTAAAGATTACTGGGTATCTAATATAGGAAACATCAAATCTTATAAAAAGACTAGTCCTAAAGTTCTTTCTCCAAAGAAGATCCTAAATAAAAATGGGAAGATTTACAACTTTATTATGTTAAGAAATTCGGAATCCTCTAATGGTAGACCTAAAAATATATCAATTGCTAAACTAGTGGCAATGCATTTTATAGGACCCCAACCAGCAGACGACTACATAGTAGATCATATCAATAACATCTCTACAGATAATAGAGTAGATAACTTACAATGGGTATCATTTAAGGATAACGTTAGAAGACAAAGATGTAAACCACTAAAATGTACTAACTACAAAACTGGTGAATCTCATATATGCGTCTCGATGGAAGAAGCTTCTTCCATAACTGGATGTGCTTTGAAAACAATAAGAGAATGGTTAGCTAAGGAGGGAAGATCTGAAAGGGTTCATTGGTCATTTGAATATCTCGACAAGGTAACAGCTAAGGATCTAATCGATAGGAGAATAGGATAATGAGCAGAAATAAAATAAAAAATCAGAATGGATTTGGCTATACGTTTTATCCTAAGGATTGGAGAACAGATCCAAGAGTTATTACAATGAAACCAGATGTGAGAGATATGTACAGGTTTTTAATAGATGAATGTTACATTAGAGGTGAGTATAAGTTGGAACTTAGTTACTCCTATGTTGCATCTATGTTGCGACTAAGAGCCGACTCAGTTGCAACTAAGATCGAACTATGTTGCAACTATGGAGTGGCTTATTGGGAGGACGATCTACTCGTAATCCCGTCCGTAATTGAATATCTCGATAATGTAACAGCTAAGGATCTAATCGATAGGAGAATAGGATAATGAACAAAAAACAAGGATGGATAAAGATACACAGAGACCTACTAGATTCTGACTTCTGGAAACTAGCAAAAGGCGAAAAGCTTTCTAAGAGAGAAGCTTGGCTAGAAATACTACTTCTAGCTAATCATTCTACCTCTAAATTTATGAATAACGGGATTATAACTATAGTGGAAAGAGGTCAATTAGTTAGGTCTAAGGGTGAACTCTCTAAACGTTGGAATTGGAACAGAAAAACGACAAGAAATTTCTTAAAAAAGCTAGAAAGTACCCAACAGATTACTCAAGAGATATCTAACTCTACTACTATTATAACAGTGGTTAATTATGAAAAATATCAGAATTTAGAGGTCCCCACTACCCAACAGACTACCCAACAGACTACCCAACAGACTACCCAACAGACTACCCACATACAAGAATGTAATAAGAATATACTAAAGAATGTAAAAGAACAACAAGCACCGGACGAGCCGGATTTGTGTGTTGAGAATCTTGATAAGCTTTCAGGAAAGAATGAAAAAGATATTAGTAAGGATCCTTTAGGTGATTATCAGTTTACAGAACCTAAAGAGCAAGCTGCCCTATCAGAAATAGATAAAGAATTAGAATGGGCAAGTTTCATAAAGCTTTATCCTTCAGAAGCGGATATGGGTCTAAAAAATAAGAACGGAAGGGGGACAGCTAAAAAGAGATTCTTTAAGTTCTCTCCAGATGATAGGATGAGAATCATTCAAGAGCTTAAGAATGCACAGCCCTCCATCTTGAAAAATAGATATTTAACATGGATGTCAAGTCTCCTTAAGGATAATACTGAAGCAAATTCGTTAATTGAGGAAATAAGGGCAATAAAACCTTCAGTAGAAAGAAAAAAGAATATTGGACATCGTGCAATGGATGGTTTCCAAAGTTCACTTAAACCTGACGGAACTAAGGATTATTCTAAAGCTCCACCGGGAACTACTGTAAATATTATAGACGGGGATGCTATAGTTGCTGAACTTAGAGCGAAAGGATTATTAAAATAATTATTATATTTAAAAAAAAATTAGAACTATGAACTCAATAAAATTAAAACAAAACAATCTAGATTGCTTATTGGATATTAAAAACTGGTCTTCTTTAGGACTAGACCCGTATAAAGGTTTACTCCTTCATGGTAATATAGGAACTGGTAAGACTACATTCTTTCTTGATAGTTTCCTACCTACACTGGATAAACAACTCCATTTCGGCTCAAGAGAAGGTTTATTCTCTGGAAATGTTAAGACTTTAGTTAGACAACTTAAGAAAGCGGCGGCTTCAAAAGAGGAAAACGCATACACAAAAATGCAGGAATATTATCTCTCCCATGGTATTCTATTGGATGATCTTGGTAGAGAGTCCAAGGATATTAATATTTATGGGAATAAGGAGCAACCTATTGTAGATCTTTTAGAAAAGTATTACGAGGGATTTAAAGCTTGCATAAATTTCTATAAGGAAAGAGGTTTAGAAAATGCAACATATAAATATGTGCAGGCTAAATTAATTCATGGTACTTCCAATATGTCTCTTGAAGAGCTATCATCTTGTTATGATGATTATCTATTTGATAGAATGAAAGAAATGCTTAATTTTATATCTGTTGAGGGTGATTCAAGAAGGGATTAAAAGACCTTTTCGAAACTTTCTAAACAGGGAATGATATATAGTTCTGATTACAAACGGTAATCATTGTTCAAATGTTCTAATTTTTATTATCTAGATATTGTAGGATTCCCTACATATCACTTAAAGCCCGGAGAAGATTTCGCCATTAAGCCCGGGCTTTTTCGTGGCCTATTCTAAAAACCCGGCCGACCAAATAAAATTACCTAATCATCGTTAGGATCTAAATAAGAAGTCTTATATTTACATGTAACAAAACAATAAGAAGAAAATGAAAAAGTTAAATGGCGTTATTATCACTATCGGTTTATTAATACTAAGTACCTCTTGCATTAAAGAAGAGGATAAACCAATTCAGAATTGTTCATGTGATATAGTTTCCTATATAGATTTCCTAGATGGAACGGGATGGTACGAGTTATCATCAGAAGAAGTGTCAGGAGAAGATTTATGTGGAAAGGAAGGGCACTTAATATATGAAGATTTTGAAGCACCTTATCCCAATATGATAATCTACGAGAATTGTAATGGACAAAACGATCCTAACGGAGGAAGAACCCAATTTTAATCTAATTTCATCGTTAGGATCTAAATAAGAAGTCTTATATTTGCAAAGTATCATTTACAAAAGGAACAGACCGGATCTTCTATCATAGCACATTTAGGGTCTGTTCCTTTTATACATATAGCATGGACAGAATAAAGAAACCTATACACGGAGTATCATACGATAACAATAGAAAGGTCTTTCAGGCTAACATAGTTCTTAAAAACTATCTCCAAGTACTCGGATATTTCCCTACTAAAGAAGAAGCCGAGGAAGCCCTTTCTAAAGCACTCTCCGATTACCTACTAGGGTAACACCCCGTTACCTACACCCCCACTACCCAAATCCTGTATTTAAACCCCATTAAGACGCGGTATTCCAAATGGGAACACCCCGTCTTTTTATGGATTAAGAAATACTATCCTTAAATATACTTATTGATGATAACAAATCACATCAAGAATATGTTCGAAAAAGGAAAATCAGGGAATCCCAAGGGAAGACCACCAGGTCCAAATAAGACTACAAAAGAGATAAGAGAAGCTTACCAAAAGTTTGTCGAGGATAACATTCCGGAGTTCACTAAGTGGCTCAATAAGATAGAGGATCCCGCAAAGAGGTTCGATACCATAATTAAACTATCAGAATACTTCATACCTAAATTAGCGAGACAAGAGATAACAGGATCTGAGGGTAGAGACCTATTCGAAAACATAGTAGTAAAGTTTAATACAGCACCAGAGAAGAAGAAGAAGGAAGACTAATGAATATAACAACTAATTTCACACCTTACGGGGCTCAAACAAGAATACTAGGAGGCATCTTAAATAAACCCGCCAAACACCACGTTATATCTTCATCGAGACAGTGTGGTAAGTCCCTAATGATACTTAACCTAGCATTTAAGTTTACCCTCGAGACCCCGAACGTAATGACGGGGGTAGTATCCCCAGTATTCCCACAGGCTAAGAAACTATACCTAGAAATGTTGAAATCTCTAGGGGACTCGGCGGTCATGATAGTGAAATCTAACAATGCTCAGGATCTAATTATTAACTTTAAGAATGGATCTACTATGTCTTTCTTTTCAGGGGAAGCCTATAACTCTCTTAGGGGTAACACTTTTGATTACCTACTATGTGATGAGCATGCATATCAGAGAGAGAACCTATGGTCAGAGATCCTAAAGCCTGCTACCCTCGTTAAAGGTAAGAAGATCTGTTTCTTTTCTACCCCTAGAGGGAAGAACCACTTTAAGGATCTATTCGATATTGGGTTAGACCCCGAATGGAAAGACTGGTCTTCCTATACAATTAAGACCAACGAGAATCCTTATATTGACCCGGAGGAGATCCGTATGGCTCGTAAGCTTCTCCCCGCTAATATATTCGCTTCAGAATACTTAGGGGAGTTTACTGATTCGGGCTCTTCCGTGTTTGAAGGGATAGAAGCTATATCTACAATCACCAAGTTTCAGAAAGAACCAGAAGACGGGGTCAAATATAAAGCCGGCCTCGATTTAGCGATTGCCGATGATTATACTGTACTAACTATAATGGACGATAAAGGTAATGTGGTAGACTACTTTAGAGAGAGGCAAACATCTTGGGAACAGATAATAGGGAAGGTAACAGAGAAGATACTTCATTGGAGATGCTCGACTTATGTAGAGCTTAATAATATAGGGTCAGTTATCTTCGAACAACTTAGATCTGCAGTAGGCTCTTTAGTACAACCCTTTACCACAACCAATAAGACTAAGGGTGATGCAATAGAGAACCTTAAACTTCAAATAGCAGAGGAGAAGATACGAATACCTACAGAGGACCTTTGGCCAGAGTTACATAATGAGATACAGACATTCGGTTATAAGATCCTACCCTCAGGCCTCCTATCCTATAAAGGTATATCAGGTGCTCATGATGATATCATTATGTCACTCGCCCTTTGTGTATCTAACTGGTCTAAGAATTCGGGTAAACCTAAGTTTTCATTCCCCTCTTCTAAACCAAGTTTCGCTAAATGAGAAAATGGGTAAATGAGATCCTTAAAGATTCAGAAGGTAACTTTTCGTCTAAGAGAGCTATATCCATAATAGCGTTTATGCTTATTAGTGGAGCTTTCCTACTGAACCTTTTTATGGACTTTACTATAGACGAGTTCATGTGGGATGGAATGATAACCCTTGTCATCTTTGGTATTGGGTTTGTAGCTTCTGAGAAGTTCAGTGGTATACTATCCCCTAATGGAACAAGGAGAAGAAGACGAAGAAGACCTCACTATGATCCTTATGATCCTTATGATCCTTACCCTCGAGAAGATTCTGAATCCCCTAGGGAGGAACCAGCTACAGATGGGGAAGACTACGAAAACACACGTTTTGAAGAACCGATATATAAACAAAAGAAAATTAAATGATCTATAATTGGGATAACCTAACAACCGAACAGTATTCAAGACTTCTGCAGAACGGGGATTCTAAGAAACCAGAGGATTTACTTTGGGCACTTACTGGGAAGTCTAAGAATGATATGACCCTATCTGAGATTACGACACTTAGGGTTGGTTCTATAAAGCCACAAGATAGAAAGGCAGTTGCTCAGATATTCGTTGGTAAGGACGGGAGACTATACGGACTTCAGGATTTAAATGAAATGCCCTTTGGTCTTTTTGATGACGTGGTATCTTTAGCTTCAGAACCCGCTAAGCACCTGACCCTTTTAGTATCTTACCTATATAGACCCGTGCTGAAGATGTCATTCTGGTCTACCGTGAAGCTTAATATAGTAGGTAAGTTCGGAGCTAGGGTTAATCACCCATGGTTTCAAAAGAAGGTGGTAAAGTGGATGAACACGCTAAACTTTGAGATAGAGAAATACGATCCTCTTAAATGTGAATCCAGATTGGATATCATAAAAGACTCTCCAGCTTATATCGGACATCATGTCGTCACTTTTTTTTTGATTTTATCAAGGGAGTTACAGACAAGTTCCCTGACCTCTTTAAAGACCCACCTGAAGAAGATGAAGAGGAGTCTAACGGAAATTACATCGGATCACCAGAAGCAAGGTTAGAGGGCTTTGGGTGGCTACCACTAGTTTGGTCTTTCTCTAATGAAGAAGTGGCTAAAGTAGATGCTACACTAGAGACTAACTACATGACTTTCCTTACCCTAGCTAATTACTTGGTACAGAAAGCGAAAGTGGACGAGATTAATAATAGAAACAAGTCTAATAATAGGACTTAAGAAAAATACGTAAAGAATATATTTATAATTATGTTAACTACTCAATTACAAGTTCTAGATAGACTAAGAGCCCTTTGCCTTTCTCATAAGATGGTAAACGATGTTAGATATGGATTCTTAGCAGACACTGAAGATCTACCAGATTTTGATGGGATAATTATCTATATAGTTCCCCAACCTATATCTGTACCTAGGGAGAACATATTCAGATTCTCTTTTAACCTTATTTGTATGGATGAACTCTTTCCAGATAAGACAAACTTCGAAACTATAATATCAGATACGGCTTCGGTTCTAATGGATATTTACTCCGCCCTCCTTTATCAAGATGATAAGATAGGTACATGGTTAAATGCTACGGGTTCTTTAATGACTCCGTTTCAAGAGAGATTCTCCTCTTTTATGGCGGGTAATAACCTAAGTGTTTCTATGGATGTATTCCAATCTAATTGCTTGGACGCTAAACCATTCGCACCACTACCAGATCCACCACCGCCACCTGCTCCTTGTTAATAAAGAATAAGCTATGCTAATTAAACTGAATTTAGAAGACTATACGAACCTATTAAGGACTGCAGCTATGGAAGCTTTGGCTAACTCGCCAGTTGGTAGGAGAACGGGTGCTCTAATGAATTCAATAAGGGTAACAGTAGAAGGAACAGAAGAAGATCCCATATACAACTTAACCTTTAATGATTATGGTCTTTTCTTGGACGAGGGAGTTCAAGGTACACTTGGAGGTTCAACCGCAGGAGGATTCCAGGGGTTGGCTTTTAAGTACTCTGGTGCATTTAAGATGATCGGGGGTAACCTACCCTATGGTGCAAGGAGGAACATCTATAAGTTTGGTCTTAAACCTAGACCTTGGGTTCAGTCAGCAGTAGATGCTATAGGTCAAATGGCAGCTATGTCCATAGAGAGGGATCTCCCTAAAGAAATAGAAGATGAAATAGTGAGGACTATAAATTCACTACAACCAATAAATATAAACGCATAAAATGGCTATAAGTATAACAGAACCTTCAAATCAGTACGTACCTTCAGAAAATATTTCTTGGTTCGAAGCGGATTCAACTAATAAGGATCAGAACTCATTCACCTATAAATTCAAGGTACAAGTAACAGAAGTAGATAACGCCTTTACTACAGGGACAACTGGTACTACTGGTGCAACCGGGGGTGACGTGATAGGAATCTTTAGAGTACCACCCAGACCAAGTACAGGACTAGGTGAATTCTCTCCAAATTCAGTTATAAAGAACTACGTCTATCCTAGACTAGAATTCTCTTCAGCTACTGGCGCTACTGCAGCTTCCCTAACTAATGACGGGATAAGAAAGTTCAGAATCCTATATGGAGAAGAGTGGGTAATACCAGGACCAACTGGAGGACCTACAGGATCCTTTGGTGCTACTGGTGAAGATTTCTATTCTTGGTCTTCTGCTATTCCAGATGCAGACTTTCCTCAGTATAACCAAGACAACTTCATAATATATGATAACGGTGGAACTGGTGCTTTACTCCCTCAACTACTAACAGACGGGCCAAAAGAAAGATGTATTTTAGAGAATGACAACCTTTATTCTATAATGAATAACATGATCTATTCTCAGGCATCTAATACAAAGGGTACTATACAGATTTTTCCTAAAGGTATAAGTATATTTCAAGCAATCCCTATTGCCATTTTACCTCAGTGGACTCAGATAAACAACCCTGCACCTAATGGAGTTTGGTCACAGTTTTCGTCCACTTCTATACAAAGCTCTAATACTATAGCATTTGCGGAATACTCTAATATACTAACTTATGAAGGAGACTCTGGAACGGAGTTTGGAATAGGACCAGCTTATGCGGGAGATATAGTAGATGTCCAAATAAACACTTCCTTATCTTGGACCCTAGGTGGATTCATAAATGACCTAACACTTTGGGGTAAGAGAACTAGTGGAACCTGGGAGGAGATAGCTTTCTTTGTTCCTTTTGATAACGGTGGGGACATTGCCCTAAGAATAACTGGTGAGGTTATGGCTAATGACTACTCCCTATTAGGGTTCGCTGAAAAAGAAGCTGGTAAACAGAAATTACTTATTACCAAAGTATGGTCTTGGACTATCAAAACGGAGTATCCTATTTACTGGAGAAAGGTAATAGAGGGGGTAGAACTACCAGTTAGATATGGAGTTATTGAAGGTAATAGATTAGCGTATCTTAATGTTGGTACATTTGGAGTTGGTGAAAGTAATTCTAACTACACCATAGATATAATCCAAGGATCTGGTGAACCTCTTACACAGGCCTACTCGTTTACCAAAGATTGTAATAATTGCGCTAACTGCGAGAAGGTACAGCTTACTTGGTTGAACTCTCTAGGAGGGTATGATTCATATTCCTTTAACTGTCTATCTGCTAAAGTGCTTAATGTAGATAGAGTAACTGCTAGATCTTACTTAGGTAGGGGATATACAAAAGGTGATAGAGGTAGATCAAATCCAAATAATCTAGGGACTCAGGTTAAACAAGTAAACACTAACTGGACTACCCAAGATCAATTGGACTGGTTGGAATCTCTAATGATGTCACCCGATGTTTATGAGGTACATAATGACGATGGAACCTTTATTCCAGTAACTATAAATACTACTTCTTACTCTCAATTTGTGAGACAAGATAAACTAAAGGTAGCTTCGTTTACCTACACTGTTGGATATAACAGAAAATCTCAGACGCTATAATTATGAATATAGAACTTCTATTAGTAAACAAGGTAAATGTATATGAATACAGTACATCATCTTCTGGGGTTAATGGAATAGGTGGACTCATTAGGGTAGACGCTCTTCAGGAATACTCCCTTGATCTTTTCGAAGACGAGACTATTCCTATTACCTATGAGATTAACGATGCTATAGATCCTAGTAAGAAGACCTCTCCGTTTTCTAAATCCTTCTTGATACCAGGAACTAAGAGGAACTCTTTAGCTTTCGGGTTTCCTTATATGGTATCTAATGCATCCCCTTTTAGAAAACTAAGGGGTAAAGTAGTAGGTCTAGAAGAATGGCACCTTCCTGTTACTGATGCAAGGATATACGTAGATGGTATTTTAGTATTCTCGGGTAAGGTAGATCTAACTAAAGCTACTATGGACGAGGGAGAAATACACTCTTTCGAGATTAACTTTTTAGCTACTTCTATTAACATATTTGATGAATTAGAAGCTAAGCTTATGACAGATCTTATTCTTCCTACCC